TTATTTGGTGCCGAGTCGCATGGGGGAGTAGGTGACTCCGAATGCGGCGGCGATGATGCCTGCGGCGCTGCTGATGAACGCTCCGACCTGCGGGTCGCCGAACGCGCTGACGCCGAGTCCTACGATACCGGCGATGAGTGTCACGACGTAGATGATGGTGCGCACGGTCGCGTCGAACACGGGCGTGTAGGTGTCGGTGTCCGTCGTTTCGCCGGTGATGGTGCCGGTGGCGGCGCTGTCACTGGTGATGGTCTTGTCGTCACTCATTGTTGTCCTCCTTGCCGTCGAATACCTTGAGCGCCTCCTCGAGGCTGATGGGGGTGAGTGTGATGGTCTGCCCGTCCGCGGCGGGGGCGGAGAGCAGCTGCTCCTCGGTCGCGGCCTGCGGGGTCTTGTTTTCCTCGGTCATGATGATATTCCTTTTGATGATTTGGATGGCTTAGCGGATTGCCTCACGCAGGCGCGTGCCCCACGGTGCGGCATTGCTGCCGAGTTTGAAGCACGGGAGGTCGTGGCCGAGCGTCTGCTTGGCGATGATGTTCAGGACGGTGACCTGATCGGGATCGCTCAAGGGGTGGAGCTTCTGGCCGTCAAAGTAGTTCAGACCGCCCTCGTCGTTAAGCTGCAGGATGCATTTCATTTGGTCCTCCTCATTGGTTGTGTTGGTTTCGCCGGTTATCGGCTGCTGGTTTTTCGGACGCAGGTAGCCGAGCGATGCGGGGGTCTCCGACATGATTCGCGCGTCCTGCGTGTGGCCCACGTTTTGGGCGATGACGGTGATGCGGGCTCCTGCGGGAGCGTCTTGGGTGACGATTGCCACGTGAGTGTCGGGGTGCGCCGGCTCCTTGCCCCAGATGGCCACGTCGCCCTCCTTCGCGGCGCTGCCTGCGGGGATGCGCTCGAACGCCTGACCCTGCCACGCGGAGGTCGGGAAGCTCACGTAGAGAGAGCCCGCGAAACCCTTGTAGAGGCCGCTTGCAGCGGTATGCGTCTGGCTCAGGGGCGCGCCCAGCACCTCGACGCAGTAGGCCGCGAACAAGTCCCAGCACTGCGCGCCGTAAGCGCCGTCGAGGTCACGCCAAGCGCCGTTGTTCCGGGCTAGCCATGTGTCGAATGTGCTCACATTGATTACCTGCCTTTCGATGGATATGAAAAACCCCGCAGCCGGAAGGCATACGGGGTTTCGGGAAAATGGTTTATAGGGGAAATTCGGAGTCGGTGTCAGTCGAGCCGGTAGATGCGCGGGGTCAGGTCGATATCCACGGTCTTGCCTGAGCTCACGAACACGCTGGTAGGTGCCTGTTTCGAGCTTGACGGACGTGCCGCCCCGCGATGACCAGGTCTTCGCCGCGTCGAAGTGGCGCATCGGCGTGAAAACGCATCCTGCCCGTCACCGGGACGAGCCCGCCCTGACTGTTCGGCTTCCTGATGACGATAGAGGTCATGATTGCTCCTTAGGTGTTTCGGTGGTGATAAGCGTTTCGGGAGCCACGTCCGGGCGCAGCTCGTCAGGCAAAGCGGGTTTAGGATGACGCTTGAGGAAGCCCGGCTCGACGATCTCGCAGAATTGCTGGAGCCAGTGGAACAAGGATCTCGTGTAGGCGGTCAGGGCGAAATATTTCTCCTGCTGCTTTTCCAGGTGCCTGATCTGGCTCTCCTGCGAGTCCACCTGCTCGCGCAATGGCTTGATCACACTGTCGGTGAGGATGTCGCATGCCTGGGCGGCGATCTGCGCCGTGTCCTTGCGACGGGACGAGATTTCGCCGATGATGGCGCCCACTCCCCCGCCGCCGAGAAGGGCCACGATGACGGCCGTCCAAAACTCCGTGTTGGATAAGAGGTCTGGTGGGAACATCAGTCCGCCGTCCCGTCACTGCGCCATGTCTTGATCTCGGTGACGGTGGCGAGCCGGCTGGCGGTGATGGTCTCCGCGTCCTTGGTGTCCATATCCGCGATGACCGTTTCGGCGGCCCGACGGTCAGTGAAGGTGGCGGTCACGCCACGCGAATAATCGCACCATGTCTCGCCGCTGTCATCCTTGTGGTCGAACGTCAACCCAAGGCGCAGCAGCTGGTAGACGAGCCCGCCCTTTGGTGGCCTCAAGTCGAGGATGCCATCCTTGATGGTCGCGGTATCATTGTCTGTGTTTTCGGAAGCCATTGCTTCCTCCTTCCTTTTTTTAGTTCCATACGGCGTGCCAGAGCGTGGTCGGCGACAACGTGCGTCTCAACGACGTGCCGTTGAGACGCGACGAATCCCTGGGACTGGCACAAGACGTTCGACTCGGTGGGCGTCGTGTTCGAGGTCATCGACGGCAGGGTCCTGCAATTGCTCGGCAAGTCCGTCTCGCAGGACATGAGCTACGACGTGCGCGGCATGTTCGTGCGCGTCTATGCCTAGAAGCCGCCGACGATGGCGACGCCGCTGATCTCCTGGCTGACCTCGTTGCCGTAGTCCTCGGTCGATATGTACAGGGTCTTGCCGTCCACCAGTCCGAAGGCGTTGCCGACGGGGAGGCCGTTGACGTGCAGGTAGCCGGCGATGCGCGTGTATATGAAGCTGTACGGCAGCGCATTGGTGATCTTGTAGTCCGCGGCCCCGGCGTGGGCGGCCCTGACGGTGGTGCCGGCGCGGACGAGGAACATGCGGCCTCCGAAATGGGTCAGCTTGATGGAGAAGCCTCCGTTTCCGCGGCCCTCCCAATCCAGGTCCGGGTTCCTATGCTGGGGCACGTCGTTGAGCCAGAGCCTGCCGCCGGCCATGGTCAGGCCCTTCGCGTCGAACCTCGCGAGCAGCGACGCATTACTGTCGAGCACGTCGAACGAACCCGCGCTGTTCAACAGCGCCGAACAGCCTTGGAATTCGCCGTTGACGATGTGGCCGACCCTCACGCCCTCCGAGGTCATCCTGATGCATGACTCCAGAGACCCGACGCGCGACTGCGCGTCGGAAGCGTGGGAGTTGGCCGTGTTGGCCGTGTCCTGAGCGGTCCTCGTCTCCGTCTTCGTCGAGAACTTCACGTCCAGACTGTTGTTGTTCTGGGTGATCTTCGACGAGATCTCCTGCGTGACGCCGGTTTTCGTGGCATACGTGCTTGATACCGTGCTGGTGATGCTGTTCTTCGCGGCCGTGATGTCCGACTTCGTCGCGAGCCCGGACCCGTCGGAACCCTTGTAGGATTGCACCACACCCAAGGCCACGCTCTTGGCCGTCTGGTCGACATACGACCTTGTGCTGAGCGTGTCGTAGGCGAGGTCCTGCGCGGTGCCCGACGTGGGTTCCGCGTCCTGGATCCTCGTGCCACCGCAGTTCGGACCGTCCTGCCACGACTTGTAGTCGCCCTGCAACGTGTAATGACCATTCCAATACGCCCACGGCATGTACGCCCAGATGTCGCACGTGGTGGAGCTGAACGCCATCACCTTGACCTTCACATCGTCGGCGTCGCGAATGCGGCTCACGGAGACGCCGAAAGCGCCCGTAGCGGACGTTGACGGCTGCCAGCCGTCCTTGACGAAGATCTCGAACTCCGCATTCTGTCTGGCTCGACCGTTGTAGCCGTCGCCGGATCGGACGTGCAGGAGGATGCTCGAACTGTCTCCGTTGCTGGTGAGATGGCCGAGTTTCACCCACGTCGCCTTGCCGGCCGCGCCACCAATCGTGAACGTGCGGGTCGCGCTCTTCCTCAATGCCTCGGTCGCGGTCTGCGTGGTGTATGTGTTCGCGACTTCGCTTTTAATCGAGGATGCGGTCTGGCTGATGCTGGATTGCATGTCGGAGCGGGTCGGATAATCACCTTTCGGCTGATACGACTGCGCCACAGTGGTCTTGAAACCGCTGAGATTCTGTTCCAATGAGCTGACGCGGCTCACGTCGGCCTTGCCGTCGATCTTCTGCGACAGGGTCGTGTTGATCTTGTCGGCCTTCTGGCTGACCTGGCTGATGGTGGTCGTGTTGCCTTGGGTGGTCTTGGCGACCTCCTGCACCTTGCCTGTGATCTCATTCGCCTTCTGCGTCAAGGCGGAATTCGTGGCGTAAGAGCTCATACCGTCCTTGGACTGGTATTTCTCGCTCACTTCGCCGCGAATCTGATTCGCGGTCTGCGTCAGCTGCGACTGCGTCGCATAGCTGCCCATGCCGGATTTCGGCTGGTACGTGTCCGCCACCGAGGTTTTGAATCCGTTGAGATTCTGCTCGACGGATGCCACGCGCGTGCTGGTGGCCGCGGCCTCGGTGATGTCCCGGAAGCTCACGTCATCCCACAGGATGGTGCCATTGGCCTGATGCATGACTTCGATCCGGACCGAAGTGATCGAACCATCATCAGGACACTTCCAATCGACATGCGTTTCCGACCATGACGTTGATTTGCCGCATTGAGCATCGGCGATGTATGTTCCGTCAGGTTTTGCCAATCCAAGTTTGTCAGCGGACGGATTGACGTTCGACGGGACCGACGAATACCAGGCACAGTATCCCGACAAGCGATACGTGCGTCCCTTGGTGACCGGTATCGTGGTGGCTGTCCCAGCCATGCCTTTCTCATGAGTCAACGGGCATCGGCTAACTCCGGTGGCCGCATCGCAGACCAGAACATGTTTGCCATGATAAAACGATCCGGTAGAAATATGGAATGGGGTCTTAAGTCCCTTCCACCATTCAGTCGATTCAAAACCACCATCGGTGATGAGGTTGTCACCTGCAAGCGCCGCGTTGACGAGGTTCGAGGTCTGACTGATGGTGGTCTTGTTGGAGTCGGCCGTCGATTTGGCCTCGTTCGCGGTCTTAACGGTCGCGTCAAGCGTTTTCGCCTGCTCCGTGATCCTGGTGGACAGGCCGTTGGCGGTCTGTTCCACCGTGGTGGCCTTGCTCATCGCTCCGGAAGCGGTCTTCGACACCTCGGCCACCTGGGCGGTGATGCTGCCGGAAGTCTGTTTCAGCGCACTGGTGGTGGCGTAAGCCGACATGCCGTCCTTGGGCTGGTAGGTCTTGGCGACAGTGGATTCGAAACCGTCGAGGTTCTGTTCGAGCGAGCTCACGCGGCTCACGGCTCCGTCGGCGGTTGTTTTGACCTGTGAAATGGTCTGCTTGTTACTGTCAGCGGTCGACTTGGCCTCGTTCGCGGTCTTTGTCGTGGCATCCAGCGTCTTGCCTTGGGCGGTGATCCTGGTGGACAGGCCGTTGGCGGTCTGTTCCACCGTGGTGGCCTTGCTCATCGCTCCGGAAGCGGTCTTCGACACCTCGGCCACCTGCGTCTTGATGGAATCCGCGGTCTGCGTCAATTCCGACTTGGTCGAATAATCGCCAGCGGGCTGGAGGTCTTCCGGTGCGGGACTCCAATCCGTGGCCTTGGATCCCTTCTCGGCCTTGATCCGCCGCCACCTGAACTTTCCGGACGCAAACCAGTCGCATCGGATGCCGAGCTGAAACTTTCGGTTTGCGGTATTCGATTTTTGAGCTTTGTTCGTCCGGGACAGATGATAGACGGCATTCACAGGTGTCTGCCGGGTCAGGAGCGAATCGGCGAACACGTTGAACCCGTGACTCCACGATCCATCCACAGTACCCTGTGTAAAGGCTAATGCGGTATGCCCGCCAGTGCTTGCGACATCCGCAAATTCGATGTCGATCTGAGTGGTGTAGTCCGCGCCTTCCGCAAGGCCGTCGGGAGTGTCGGCGGTGGCAAGGACCTTGCAGAAGTTTGAGGCATTCGGTGTTACCACAATCCAATCGGACCAATTGCCGGAAGTCCCCTTTATCAGATTCGTCCCGCCGACAGACAGCTTGTCGAGATCGTCCTTGGTGGTGTACGTCTGGCTGACGGTCGTTTTGAACCCGTTCAGATTCGCTTCGAGACTGGTGGCCTTGTCCACCGCGCTCTGGGCGGTCTTCGCGGTCGACGAAATACTAGCGCTCAAAGAGTCCGAAGTGGCCTTCAGGCTCGTCCGGGTCGCATACGTGGCGTCGGCCTGCGCCTTGGACTGATAGTTCTTCGACAGGTCCAGACTCACGCCGTCGGCGGTCTGCTGGGCCTTGGAAGCGGCGGTCACGGCACCATCGGCGGTCCGTCTGACCGAGGACAGCGAGGAGGACAATGATTCGCTCATGGCCTCCAATTCGGCCTTCGTGGAATACTTCAGATCCGCGTCCTTCGCGCTCGTGTAGTCGGACGTGAGCGTGCGTTTCACGCCGTCGGCGGTCTCCTGGGCGCTGTTGGCTTTCTCCACCGCCCCTTCCGCCGTGCTTTTCACGGACGTGATGGACGAGCGCAGGCCGTCGGCGGTCTGCTCGAGCTCGGTCTTCGTGGAATACTTCAGTTCCATGTCCTTCGTGCTCGTGTAGTCCTCGCTCAGCGTGGTTCTGATGCCGTCCGCGGTCTGCTCCACCCGCGACGCCTTGCTCAACGCGTCTGACGCGGTCTTCGCGGTCTGCGAGACGGTGGACGAGATGCCGGTCACGGTCTGTTTCAATTCGGTCATGCTTTTGACCGTCGTGTCGCCACGGGTGATCTCGCCGGTCAGCCGCTGGTCGAATTCCTTGAGCTGCGTCTGCTGTCCATCGACGGTGCCCTTGATGTCCGTGATCCGACCGGCCAGTCGATCGCCTTTGCCGGACAGGCCTGACACGCGCGCGTCCAGATCGCCCACGCTCTTGTCGAGCTCGGCCTTGCCGGCATCCACCCTCTGCGAGAGCTTGTCACCGTCGGCCTTGATCTGATCCGTCTTCGCGTCCACCTTAGCGATGCCCTCCTTGAGCGCCGTCGTCTGCGATTCCAGATCAGACTGCGCCTTGTCGGCCTTCGCATCCACGGCCGCAATCGCCGTGTCGGTGGCCTTTTTGTTCGCGTCCACCTCGGCCTGCAGATCAGAGCGCGCCTTGTCGGCTTTGGCGGCGGCATCCTGCGCCTGCTTGCGCGCGTCGTCGATGCCCGCCTGCGCATCCTTCCGAATCTGCTCGCCCTGCTTGATAGCCTCATCCGCCTTCGCGGCGGCAGCATCGGCGGCCTTCTGCGCATCCTGCGCCGCCTTGTCGATAGACGAAGTGTCCACGATGGGATGCTGCACGCCTTCAGCGTCGATCCAGTTCGCGCCGTCCTGTGCTCCCTTGCCTGCGATGAAGTCGTTGCCGTTTCCGGTCGGGACGCGAATCGTGCCGGTGTTCGAGGTCTGCATCCCCCTCGCCATCGCCATGGCCCTGTCGGCGAGCGACAGCGGCAGAGACTTCGGATCGGGATTGATCTCGATATGCTGCGCCATATTATGGCTCCTTTCGGTCATTTGACGTTCGGGTCGGCCGCCACGTCGAACGTGAGGTCGACCCGGTCGGTTTCGTCGCCCGCCATGCGCATCAGGCGCGACCGGTATACGCCGTCGGGCAGGCTTGGGAAGCCGTCGAGGGCGATCTCCACGGTCTCGCCCGGCCACATGCTTCCGAGCGGGTGCAGCGGCGTGCCGTCCTGGTTGGCGTCGTTCGCGTGGATGCTGCCCTTGATCTGCATCACCGGGCTGCGGTTCGCGGCCAGCATGCCGGCGGCGTGGGCGCGTAGCAGGTCAAGCTGGTCGGTGTCCGGATCCGACCACGCCGTTTCCCTCAAAGGCCACGGCTCGGTCTGCTCGCATAATGACATGTCCTCGCCCATGCAGGTCAGCTGCGCCTTGTCGGTGCCGGACCCGGAGGCGTAGACCCGCATCACCGGGCCGACGTGGTCCACCGTGACGTCCTCCAAGTCACCTCCGAAACGCCGGCAGGACAAACGGTGCACGCGATCCTGGCCTATGTACACATCGGCGTCGGAACCCGCCTCGAAGCGCAGGCGCACGTGCTGCCCGTCGGCCATATACGGGCGGAACCGCATATCCGGGCCGCCCTGCACGTCGGACAGTTTCGACAGGATCCCCGCGCAGGAGAGGTTCTGCACGTCGAACCCGTTGTACGTGCGCTCGTGGCCGCCCCTCTCGCCCCGGTACTGCCAGTCGATCGGGAGCCTGCCGCCGGGCTTGCCCGTGGTGCACTGCCATCCGACCTCGCTGGCGATGCCGCGCAGGCTCATGCCCGACCAGCTGAACACGCTGGACGTGGTGCCGTTCTTGTCCGCTCCGTAGGTGCCCTCGCGCACCAGGTAGCGCGACGACAGGATCCCCATCGGCGAGTCGAGGCTGAAGCTCGTGTCCAGCCACGTGTCGGTGCGCGGCGTGATCGCCCCCATCATGACCGGCGTGCCGAGCTCGCCCTCCGGGGTCCACGAGCTCCGCCAGAACAACACGACCGAACGCCTGTCGGCGCACACCTCCCGGGCTCGCGCCGATGGCGTCGAACCGGGGACGGCGTTCCACGGCACCCGGACCCCCGAGGCCTCGCCCTCGCCCACATCCTTGCCCCTCGTGGTCGTCAGGGCGAAATCGCCGATGCTCATGGACCAGGAAAACGAAGGCAGATCCAACGGCGAGTCGATCAGGCCGGTCATCGTGTCGGCCAGGTACGCGCGCCACATCACGCGTCCAATCCGCGGTCGATCACCTCGAGCCGGCGACGGTACAGCGTCACCGGATACGTCAGGTACGATCTGTTGCCGTACGCCCAGACGCTGACCTGGTGCACGCCGGCGGGCACGTCAAGATCAAGCTCCACGATGCGGCTGCACATGTACCGGTTCACGTCTATCTCGTCGCACACCTCGTTGTTCAGGCCGCTGCCCGAATGCGCCATATCCCCTTGGATCTGCCCGTCAAGGCGGAACTGGATGTAATAGGATCCCATCCGGTCGTTCGCCGCCTGCCCGGGATCTTCCCCGACCGAGGCGAAGGCCTTCCACCTGAGGGATATGTGCCTGTTCGTGGCCAGAGCGAACGACACCCTGACCTGCTCGTGCCACGCCTGGTCCTCGTCCACCATGTAGGCGGCGTCCACGACGCCGTGCGCGATCAGACCGTTCGCCGCGCCGCGCGGCTTCGCGTAATCCACGCGAGCACCCGTGGCCGGACGGCTCGCGGTCGCGGACGAGCCGGCGGGTGCCTGCCGGTAGGCGATCGGCACGCACCCGGACGGAGCCGCGCCTCGCGAGCACCCCAGTCGCACCGAATTGTCGGGATCGCCCTGCGAGGCGTCGTTCGCCCTGATCCAAACCACGTCCACGCCGCCCGCGCCGCCCTCCGGCGCCGTGACCCGGCCTCCGTCGCTCCACGCGATCGAATACCCATCCTGCGCGTTGCGCTGGCAGACGGCGGCACCCGCGCCGACTTTGTATTCCAATCCGCTGGTGCCGGTCACGTCCAGCCCGTAAAGAATGCCCGTGTTCTCGAACAACCCCTGTATGGCCCGCCGATGCTCGACCGGCGTGCAGCCGGCCCCCTTGGAATCAGGCGGCACTCCCAAAGCACCCATGTCAAACCTCCGGAATCTACGAATATGAATCAAAATAAAAAACGGCGGGCTCACATCCACGTGTCATGCAGCTCCACGTCGCACCAGCCCGAACCCGAGCCGGTGAACACGCAACGCAACGCCCCGCCCGCCCCCACGTACGGGAACGCGCGCTCGGACAGGCTCCGGCCAACCGACACGCCGCCCTGCACGGCCGTGCCCTCACGGCAATCCAAAACGACAGACCCGCTGACCGGAGCCTCATACCTGATGCGCCCGAAACCGGGGAACTGCAGCGTGCAGCCCGCGTCCAACGGCCCGTGCAGGGTGAACACCGGATACGCGCGGGAGGAACCGTCATTGGCCAACGAGCACACGTTGCGCCCGTCGCTCATGACCGCGCCATACGAAACCGGATAAGCCAAGCCCCCGCGACCATCGCCGTACCGGATCCCGCCTGACCAACTGCCCGCGAAGATCGGAAACAACTGGAACCGTTTCGCACGCCACGACAAACGCTCAGGACGAGGACACACGAAATGCAATGTCAGATTGTTCTCCAACAGGGGATTCCACTGCGAGTCGCGGCCCATCTGCGCCACGTAGCCCTCACAGTATGTGTCCTCGTCGCCGTCGACCATGCGCAGCCTGCAGGAGCGGTGCGCCGCGGTGTTGATGCGGCGCATCAGGGAGAGTAGGTCCGCACGGCTGTAGCCGATCGCCTCGTAGTGCACGGTCACGGTGCGGGCCGAATACAGGATATCCGTTTCGGGCACGTCATGCGCGCCGTCGCCCTGGCCGCGTTCGGTCAGCTCCACCTTCGCGTCCGGCAGCGTATCCCAGCCCTCCACGCCGTTGGCGGTGATGTACAGGCCCCGGTCGGGCGAATCCGCGGGGTTGAACCGGCAGACGAGCTCGTCGCCGGCCCACAGCTCCCCGTAACGCGGGCTCAAAGTCCACAGGTCGTTCATCTTGAGAGCCTTCCCACGAGCTGAGCGGCGTTGCGGTACATGATCGACGCCGCCGTATACATGTCATCCGCCGGACGCACGATCTTCTGCCGGAACACGGGCGCTATCGTCTGGTTGACGGTCTGGTTGTTCGTCACCGGCTGGCTCAGCATCATCGGCGAGGGCTTGTAGAACCTCTCACGTGGAATCTGACGACGGTTCATTGCCGCGTACAAATCGGCACCGTAATAGCCGACCGATTTCACGTTGCTGACGAATTCGCCGCTTTTGACGCGCGCGTTCAGCAAGGTGATATTGTCGTCCCCCGTGTAGGTGGCCTTGCCGGGCAGCAGCCCCTCGACGACACGGCCGCCACCGGCGTAGCCGCGCATCGAAACCCCGTAGCCGGTGAACAGGCCACCGGTCTTGCCGCCCGGGCGAACGCCAACGCTTGTATCCGGCACGTTCTTTGTCATGTGGGTCTCGATGAAGTTGCGGACGATGTTCGTGGTTATCGTGACCTCCCTCGGGGTTTCCAAGGGTTCGTTGTTCACATCGCGAATGGCCTGCAATGCCTGATCGTTCTTGCCATAGATGTAGCCGGTCTTGGGATCTATCTGCCAGCCGTTCGCTTCGACCATTTTGTCGAACAGGGGCGTGTTGTCGCCCTTGAGGACGCCGGTCTTGTCGTCGATTTTTGCGCCGCCGGCGACTGCCATGGCGACGTCGAACTGGCTCTTATCCAAGTCCAGGTAGCCGGTCTTGGGGTCGATCTTCGCGTTGGTGGCGTCGGCGATCTTCTGCAGCAGGTCGGTGTCGTCACCGGTCAATCGCACGGTCTTGTCGTCGATTTTCTCGGCCTTGACCTTCACCTTGTCCAGCACGTCGCTGGCCTCGTCCGTGATCGTAATCCTCACGTCAACAGGGTTAGCGGCCTCGCCGTTCATGCACTCGATGCTCCGACGCAGCCTGTCGGCCTCGCTGCGGGCCAAACCGTAACGATCTGCCTGGGCAGCGGCCGCGTCGGCGCTCATGCCAGCTGCGGTCGCGTTGTCGATGTACGCCTGACGTGCCCGTTCGAGGATATCGCCCGCCTGCTGGGTAGCAGCAGCGGCATCGCCGTGGGCCTGACCCTCCTCGATGATCTTCTGCGCCGTGCTCTGCGCGGTGGACGCAAGGCCCTGCAGAGCGGACTGGCTGTCATACGCCTGAGACTCATAGCCCGCCAGAGCGTTGCCGTTGTCATCGAGCACTCGGCCGTTCTTCGCGATGCTCTCGTTAAGATCGAGTATGCCCTGATTGAATTGGGTGACGGCCTGATCCGCGGACAACTGCACTCCCGGCAGGCTGAGGAAGCCTTTCACCAGATCGTCAATGGCGTCGGAGAGGTCTTCGGCGCTTGTGGTGGCGTTGTCTGCGCTGTCGGCGTAGTTGTTGGTGCCTTCGGCGGCCGTGTCTCCGCTGTCCTTCGCTTTGGCGACTTCCGTGTTGGTTTTGCTGACCTGTTCCTTGGCTTTGCTGACCTGATCGGAGAGCTTATTGTAACTGTCTCGGATACTGTCTGTCTGCATGATGGACATGTTGTTTTCGGCGTTTTTCATCTGTTCGTTGAACAGTTTTTGCGCTTCCTTGGATCCGTTGACGGCCTTTGCGAACGTGCTGTATTCGATGCCGGCTTTGTCGAGTGCTTCTCCAAGAGAGCCTAAGCCGGTGGCGAACTTGTCTCCGAAGTCCCAGGTTTTGTCCTCGCCGCTGGCGATTTTCTTGATGAGTGTTTCGACAGCGTTCCCGGACTGGTTGATTGCGCTGGAGAATTCTTTGATGTTGGCTTTAGCGTCCTGTGCGGATTGGGCGAACCCCACAAGCAATGCCCCCGCGACCGTCAAGGCGATGCCCCATGGTCCGCCTAAGGCGGCGAACAGCCCGCTGCCGATGCTTTTCATGCCGTTCATCGCGGTCTGGCCTCGTGTCAGTCCGTTGGCAAGCGTGCCGGCGTTGGTTGATGTGCCAAGCATGGAGGTGCCAAGTTGGATGACGCCTTCCTTGAGCAGTGGTATGGCGGTGATGCCTCGCTGGAACGGGTCGAGCATCAGGCCGAAGTTCCGTGCCGTCTGCGAGCTGCTGGCGTTCAATGGCCCCATGGCGGAGTGCAGGGCGGTGAAGCCTCCTGCGAGCGCGGTCATCAGTACTATGCCCTGTTGTACTGGTGCGGGCAGTTGGCTGAACGCATCCACCAAGGTGTCGAACGTTTGCACGAGGGAGCGCAATGGTCCCTGACCGCCCTCGCCCAAAGAGATCATGAGGGATTCGAAAGAGCCGCTCAGATTCTCCAGATCGCCTTTCAGGTTGTCGTTCTTCTTGGCGGCGAGGTCCGCGGCGTAGCCGGATTGGCTGACCTTCTTGGTCCATTCGTCGATGCCGCTCGCGCCCTCCGCGTAGAGCACGTTCGCTCCTTGGATGGCGTAACTGCCGAACATGGTCGCCATGGCGCTGTTGCGCTGTTCCTGGGTGAGTCCGCCGAGCTTCTCCTTGAGCTGTCCGGCGAGACTGCTCATGCCGACGAAGTTGCCTTGCGCGTCGTACAGGGTTATCCCGTATTCCTCGGTGGCCTTCCGCTGTTTTTCGGTCTGGTTGGTCAGGGCGAGCAGCACGGAGCGCAGTTGGGTGCCGGCTTCGGCTCCGATGATGCCTTGGTGCGCGAATGCGGCCAATGTGCCGACGGTGGTGTCGATGCTCAGGCCGAACTTGTTGGCGGTGGAGCCCACGTTGTTCAACGCCTCGCCGAAATCGCTTACGTTGCCGAGGGCTTCTCCGGCTCCTGCGGCGAGCAGGTCGGCGATATGCGTGGCGTCGGCGCCGGTCAAATTGAATTGCGCCATGGCCGAGCTCATGTATTCGGCGGCTTGGCCGACTTCCATGCCGTCGGACGCTGCGAGGTTCAATGCGCCGCTCAAACCGCCGGAGAGAATATCGGAGGTCGACAGGCCGGCTTTGCCGAGTTCGTTGATGGCGTCGGCGGATTCGGTGGCCGAGTATATGGTGTCGGCGCCGGCGTCGATGGCGGCCTGACGCAGTTGGGCCATCTCGTCGGCGGAGGCACCGGTGTTGGCCTGCACGGTGCTCATCGATGCGTCGAAGTCCGCCGCCATCTTGATTGCGGCCACGCCCAGCGCGGTGGCGGCCACACCGGCTGCGGTCACACCGGTGGTGATGAGCTTGGTCTTACCTCCGGCGGCTTCCATGGTGGTCGCAGCCTTCTGGCTTTCGCCGCTGACTTTGGCCATGCCGGCCGTGAAGTTCGAAGTGTCCGCGAGCAGGCGGACTGTGATGTTGCGGTTCAATCCGCCAGCCATAGCGGCCTCCTGAGATTTATCTTGGTTTGATTCCCACCGTCAATGCGGACTGCTTCAGCTCGTTCTCGTCCGCATGGTCTTTCTTCCACTCGTCGAGCTTGAGGGATTGCATGAGCGATATCTGGCATATGCCGACGTCGGCCGTGAAATGGAAGGGTGTCTGCTCGTCGTGGCAGACGCTTATGGGCATACCGCATTGGGGGCATAATGAGTGTTCGTATTCGTCGAGCGCGAGCATCCATTCGCGTTCGGTCGCATCCCATTCGGTTTCCGGCGTGTAGCCGGTGATGCGCCGATGTTCGTCTCGTTCCACCCGATACGATGGTTCCCAGCCGAGCCAGCGTTTGTAGCTGATGCCGAGCTTCTGGCAGATTCGCAGTTCCCTTACTGTCTGCGGATTATCCGCGAGGCTGATTCGAGTGCGTCTTTTGGGTCGATGAGCTTCGCATTCAGGTCACGGATCGCATACCAGATGGGGCTGATCTGGCCGTCGGACAGTTCGGTCATGACGTTCGCCAGATCATCCACAGGGGTTTCCGGCACGGTCTTCCTGACCATGAGTCTGACGGCGTCGGCGCAGATGTCCTCGATGCGCTGCTTCGGTACGCCGTTCTCGGTGACGGTGTTCGCTTCGAGTACCTGACGCCACTGGGAGAGCGGCAGCGCCTCCAGGGTGATGCGGACGGTGTCGTCCTTCACCTCGCCTCGCAGCTTGTCGATTTGTTCGGCGATGCGTTTGGCGGCGGCGTTGCCGCCCTCGGTCACATGCTGCGCCATGGCGCGCTCCAGGTCGGCTCCCAATGCGGCGACCTTTTCGGCCTTCTCCTGATCCAATATGAGGTCGACGTCCACGCGCTTGCGCTTCACTTCCAAAGCCATGATTATCCCTTTCTGAAAGTCTGAAAACCTTTCTGAGAGAGAAGAGAGAATGCCCGTGCGGGGCCAGAAAGGTTTAGAATCCCCGCACGGAAGAATTGTCAGCCGCCGGCGATGGCCTCTTTCACCGTGACCGTCCGGCCTCCCTCACGGGCTGCGGCGGTCACGGTCGGAGGCGTCAGCCTTTTGGGTTCGAGATCTCTGCGGTCTCGGACTCCCAGCCGGGGGCCTTCGCGAACAGCGGAATCTTCGAGCGGATCATGGTGCTCGCGTCCGGGTTGATGACCTGCTTCTCACCGCAGATGACGCTCACGACGGTGAGCTTCTGCCCTACGGCGAGGGGTGTGTCGGTGGCTATGCCGCGACGGCGCACGATATAACCTGAGGCACCCTCGTGCATGAGGGTGACGGCCTCGTTCTGTTCCTGGTGCTCCGTGTTCGTGTTGTCGATGACCTCGATGCTGATGTCGCCGGCGCTCTTGCGGCCGGGGGCCCCGAAGTCCTGCACGGCGTTCTCGCGCTGGTCGGACACGGCGTCCTGCGACGGGTCGAAGCTCCATCCGCCGAGCATGACGTAGTTCGAGATGTCGGTGCCGGCTTCTAGCTCGGCCATGGTGGGGGCCTTGATGTCCTTGATCGTCGGCACCCATAGTGTGGTGATGTTGCCATCGGCGCTGGTGCCAGGAATCTCTGTACCCAGTTTCAGGGTCATAATGTGCTCCTTGAAGCAAAAGGCCACCCCGTGTGGGATGGCGTTGAAGACTTTTGGTAAATGATTGGTCGGCTCCACGTGAAGCGGAACCGGAGGACGCGCACCTGGTAGCGGCGCGCGGTGTCGTCGGCGGTCAGACCGGCCGCGTACGCGCCGGAATCCTCGTACAGGGTGAGCTGGCCGACCGTGTAGCCAGACGGCCGGGTGGGGGAGCGGTTCGCCAACGCGGGAATCAGCATGTCGTCACACCAGATGTTCACGCTGTCGACGGTGGTGCTGACGGCGCGAACCTCCAACAGGGCGGAGTGGGCGGTGAACCGCATCGTCTCCGCCGCCACATGACGGTCGGTGGAGACGCGCGCGATGATCCACGGCGGCATCTCCGACTCCAGCGGCTCCTCCTGCCGGTAGACCTTCACGCCGGACGGCATGGAGGGCAGCAGGTCGAGAACCGCATTGGTCAGGTCCATGACGCTCATAATCCGATGGCTCCTATCAGCATGTCGTCGGCGGCGTCGCCCACGTATTCGGCGAGCGTGGGCAGCTCCGTCTCCGCATGTTCATAGAAGTCATGGGTTCCGCCGCCTTTCGCGGTGCCGAAGAACGCGATGTTGGCCAGATCGGAAGCTCCGCCGTCACGCGGGCTCACGTCCGCGTACACAGTGGTGCCGGTACTGCCCATCTCGTAGGCGACCTGCACCTTGCGGATGCCGGCGTTGCCGGAACCGGCAACGTCCTCCTGAATGGACTCCTTGACGTTCTGCGCGCCCTTCTTCACCGCCTTCGCGACGGCGATTGAGGCCTTGGCATGCGCGGCGGCGATCCGGCGGCCGAAAGCGGTCAGCTCCGAAGCGTCGATGGTCACGTCACTCATTGCTGTTGCCCACCTCCTTCACGTTCCACCGGCATGCGGTCGCATGCGATTTCTCCGACTGCATGCTCAACAGCCTGAGCTTCCGCCCCTTGAGATTCGGGTCAGAGGCTTCGGTTATCTCGCACACGTCGCCCGGCAATAAACCCGTGGTGCCGTAGGGGAAATGCACGTACATGCTCCACACGGGGGTGACGGCACCCAACGCTTCGACGATGCCGCCCTCCGTGTTCTCGGCGGCCAAGCCGCCCGAGGTCTGCACCTTGCACTTGCCCTCATACACGGTGTTCACGGCCGGTGCCACCAGTCCCGTTTCAGGGTCGGTGACCGGCTTGCCCATATGGGTGACGCGGCATTGGTCGGTCATCAACGATTCGGCGAGCTGTCGACCTCGGTTGAGGATGTGCTGCACGTTCATCGGAACACCCCTATGGCGATGCCGCGCATGCCGAACCTGTTGCGGAGGGCTCGTTTCGTGCCCTCCGGCAGTTCGAGTGCGTCGATGATTTCGGAGTCGCCCTGACGGTAGCCGATCTGCACGTCGTCGATTCGCGCGTACGATTCGTCGCGGTGAGCGCCGGGGCCGCCGTTCGACTGCTGGACGAGTCCGGCTGCGACCATGCTGCACACGAGGCGCACGATGTCCGGGGGAACCGGATCGTAGCCGGCGAGCATGGTGACGGTGACGGAACAGGGGACCATGTTCGGCAGACTCCACAGGCTTTCCCTGTACAGGGCGTTGCCGAGCAGCTTCCAATCCCCGGTCTCCTCGCCGTCCACGAGCACGCGGCTCACGGAAATCACTGGGCGCATGGGCAAATCGAGCCTGCGTGAGGTCTCGCCGGGGATGGTCACCGTGTAGTCGCCACGTGTGATGGGGCAGCCTGCGGCGTCGCGTACCGCTGCGGAAACCGATTCGAGCAGCTTGTCCGCGAGCTTTTCGTCCGCGTATTCGATGCCGTATGAATCAAGGTCCTTGATCGTTGCCAGCGTGTCCATGAGTCACCCCTATGCGGTTATTCGGCTTCGCCCACGTAGGGCATGGCCTCGTAGCTGCCGGCCATCACTTGCCCACCTTGAAGTGTACGGTGGCCAGCGCTTCGGGGCGCACGACCTTCGCGCCGTACAGGTGCAGGCCCTTGACGATGTCGTCGAAGCCCTTCTCCTTGCGGGTGGCCTCGACCTTGGCGATCTGCTCCGCGAACGTGGTGGCCGCGTTGGTGCCGGCGATGATGACGTTGCCCTCATCGGTCTGAGCCGAGGCAGAGCCGCCCTTGGCTGCGGGAGCGTTGTTGGACTTGAGGATGGTCATGCCCGCGGCCTCGCCGACCACGCCGTTGAGCAGCGTGGAATGAGCGGACTCGGCGCCGGCGACAAAACGGCTGTCCTTGCGCAGCAGGCCATAGAAGTCCGGGTTGACGATGACCCAACGGCCCGCGTCTGGCACGTTCTGCTTATCCAATGCGGTGGCCAGATCCACGATGGTGTCGTATGCCTTGGTGGCGGTGGCGCCGGAAATCGGGTCGAGCTTGCTCTTCGCGCCTGCTGCCATCAGGCCGGCCAGGTACTGGTCGGTCAGGTCGCGCAGCTTGTAGGCTGCGTCCCGGGAATATGCGGCGGTCAGGTTGTTCATGGCCTGGCGCTTCTCCACGTCGTCGATTTCGAACGCGAAGTACTTGCTCTGGTTGATGACGAGTTCGCCGGCGTCCTTGTCTGTGGCCGGTTCGATGGTGATGTCGGTGTGGGCCGTGTAGTCGCCGATGCTGATGTGCGCGATGCCGGTGATGTGCACGGTGTCGCCGTAGTTGGCGATGTCGCCCTCGTAGTCGCGGTTCACGGCGGAACCGTAGACGAGGTTCTTCTGGAGTTCCAGCAGGATGTTGGCGCTCCAGAGTTCGGGAATGAAATTGGTGATGGCCATTTAAGGCCTCCTTCCGTTAGTTGGCTCCGAGCAGGTCCTTCAGTCGCCCGTCCTGTTGGGCTTTGACGATTTCTGCGGGGCTCATGGTTTTCAGGTCGTCTCGGGTGAGCTGACCCTGATGGCGGTCGCCGTCCCGTGTTCCGCTGGGCGGCGTGATGTTCGCACCCGATGGTGCTTGCTCGGCTTTCCCGAGATAAGGTTTCTGTTCCAGCAGTTCGCCGATGGAGTCGGCGATGGCCTGCGTGTCCACGCCGCCGTCATCCGTGACGGTGAATTTGGACAGGTCGAGGTAGCGCAGGGCGTCGGCCGGGTCGGTGAGCTTGCCGCTGGCTGCGGCGCGGACTTCGGCCTTGAGGATGCGCTGGTTGGCGGCGGCAAGGGCCTCGTCCTTGACGGCCTGTTCCTTCCTGGCGGCCTCGTATTCGGCTTCCTTGCCCTGCAGGGCGGCGATCTGTTTTTCGAGTTCGTCGACCTTGTCGGCCTTGGCGTAGGCTTCGTTCAGTTTCTTTTCGAGGTCGCGGTTGACTTTCCGCTGTCCTTCGAACTTCGACTGCCAATCCTCGCCGCCGGTGTTCTCCGGCTTCTTGGACTCGTTGTCGCCTGTCTGCTGGTTCTGGTTTGCGGGATCCATGTTCTTCCTTTCGATTCGCTGGATCATTGCTGGAAAATCTGTCCGCCGGAGGTGACCCATCGGCGGTATTCGCGTTCGCATTGGGCGGCGATCTCGGGGGTGAGGGGCATGCGGCCATCGTTGGGGTTGCGGCCCTCCAATACGGCCTCGTAGCGGAGCTTCGCGGTCTGCACGCGCTTCTCGGCGGCGGTCAACAGTTCGACGCGCCCCTGCCGGTACGTGTTGTCGTGCAGCCACATGCTTTTGCGGATCTCGGGCACCTTGCCGCGCCAGTCGTTGTCCACGTAGTAGCCGTTGGCCTTCAACGCGGCGATGGTCTTCTCCCGGTCGCCTCCGGTCAGCGAGTAGATGCCGTCGATGGACAGGCGGCGTTTCATTTTCCGGCCGGACTGCTGAGCGTATTGCATGTTGGCCCACCCGTATCGGGTGGTGCCCTCGCTGGTGGTCAGCGCCGTATAGCCTTTGCCCACCCTTTGCATGCCGCGTTTCGAGTTGACGACCTGGTAGATGTCGGCGCCGTCGCGGATGGCCTGCGCGTAGTTCGCGCCGAAACGCTTGTCCTGCTCCTCACGGGAGAGGCTTTTGAAACCCTCCATGGGGTCGCTGATCCACCCCTGTTGTTTGGCCATGCCCTGGCTGCAGGGCACGTGGCGTCCGTGGCAGTGGGGGTGGCGCAGGAACCCCTCGTTGAAGCGGAACCATTTGCCGGCCAGCAGCATGCATCGGTCGCAGCAGGTGGCGGACTCGACGCGGATGTAGCCGACCTTGGGACGGCTGGTGATGTCCAGTGATTCCGCCTGGCGGGCGGTGTCCATGACCGCCAGAGAGGTGAGCATGACCAGCAGGTTGCGCCCATATTCCAATGCCTCCAACGGCGAGCTGCCGGTGCGTATCGCGTGCAGGGCGGCGAACACGGGGGATTGGAAGTAGGATGCGATGTCGAGGCCGGACGGAGTCCAGCCCGCGAATGCGTTCGGGTTGGCCAAAGCATGGGGAGTGACGTACACGCCCTGTTCGGCGAGCATCATGCCGCTCGCGTCGATGGCCGTCTCCGCCGACTTGGTTTGGATGGTGGAGAACAGGTTGAGGAAGTCGCGGCTTATCGACTTCCACGACGCCTGGATGTTATTGGCGTCGACCCTGTTCCATGTTCTGCGCGCGGCCCTGTCCGCCGCCAGCTCCAACGTCGCCAGCCGTTTCTGACTGTAGGCCAGCACCTGCGATTCGACCGCCATCAGCGCCTCCGATCTGCAGGGCACGGTTCAACGATTCGAGTTCGGGGTCGGCCATCTCGTCGGCGCGCATGCGCATGATGCGCTGCACCTCGTCCGAGCTTTGCCCCATCTGCTCCGCGACCCATTGGATCGGGAAGCCGAGCTGCTTGTATTTGAGCATCGCGTCCGCCATCAGCGTCTCGCTGCGATACTGCGGGGTCGCGAACTGCACCTTGGAGTCGGCGATGATGTCCGCCTCATTCACGTCGTTCTCGTAGCGCATGGCGATGCTGCAGATGTCGCGGATGGGGGATTTCAGGAAGCTGATGCGTTCGATGGTCTTGGATACGAGGCCGGCTTCGGCGACCTCGTATCCGGTGGCCGGAACCTCCGCGTTCGTCAGCAGGTAATGGCCGGGGGTGCGTGTTTCGGCGGCGATATGTTCCACGGCCTTCTCGATGACCGGGATGAACACGTTCAGGTTCGAGCTTGACCATTCGCCCAGGTTCACGTTGTCGCCGGTGAACTGGTAAATGCGCTCCAGCACCTGCTTGTCGAGTTCGATGGGCTTCTCGCCGACCTGCTGCCCCTCCTCGTTGTAGACGGGCTCGACGAGCGGGTCTCCGCCGAGGATGACTCGTGCCGGCAGTGAGGCGTAGTCCAATGCGTTCAGCAGGTAGGCCCATACGACGTTGACCGTGTCCTGCATCGATTCGACGTGCGCGATGTCGCTGATCGGCGCATTGTCCAATAGCATCTGGTTGCGGAACTCGCGCAATGGAATCGTGTCCAGACCGGTGGGCTGAGGGTCATTCATCTTCCAGCCATACACGTCGGGCGGCACGCGCTGGTCGGTCAGACCGAGCATCTTCTTACGTTCCATGCTGACCGTCCAGCCGGGCACCATGAGAGTGCCGTACTCCTTGTCGTCGCCCTGCTGGATGAGGAACCCGGCTGACGGCTGGCCGGTGCGCGCATCGTAGATGACTGCGGCGCTGTCCGGGTGCTCGAACGTGATGCGGGCCCTGCCATCGACCTGCGTGACCAAAGCGAACGCGCGACCCGTGGTGGTCATCATCAGCGCGGCTTCCTGCAGTCCGCGTTCGAAGTCGTTGCGGTCGAGGCATTTCATGATGCCGGTGCCGAGCTTCACGTCATCATAAGGGACGAAGCCCTTGAACTTGATGCGTTCCACCGGGGCCTGCGCCACCGGGAGGCACCAGTTGTCCGAGAAATCGGAGAACCGGTCGCTCATGTAGCGCTTGAATTCCTTGGACGCGAACTTGAGCTTGCCGCGTTTGCCCAAGACGTAATCGGTGTGGGTGCCGATGCTGGGTCGACGGAACTGGATTTTGTCGGCCATACGGTTCGCCAATGAGGACAGTTCCTGCTGGCTGTAGTCCATCAGTACCTCCTTCTGGTCGATGATCCGGTAAGCATGTAATTGTGTTTGCGAGCGCCCCAGCCGGCGGCTCGCGCGTCGCATGCGGCTTCGTGGGCGAGCACGCTGGTCACGGCGGCGTCTATCTTCCTGTTCTGCTGGGGTTTCGCCAGTCCGTAGCGTTCCAGGGTCTTGGCGACCTTTCGCGCGTTCATCATGTGGGTGCGGGTGACGGGGCAGCCGTCCTGTGTGATGCGGTGCGTGGTCAGGTCGGCTTCGAATCGGCGCAATGCCTCGTAGACGGCTCCGATGCGGGAGCTGCCCGACATGCTCCATGGCATGAATTTCTTCGGCCCGTAGGCGCGATCCCATGCCTCTATCTCCGACTCCCACGACAGTTCGTCGCGGAAGCCGGGATCGCAGTAGGCGCGTTCTATCCTGTAGCGGTCGCTGAGTTCCGCCCATGCTGCGGATACCTCGGCGCGGGGGATGCGCCCGCCCCACTGCTTCGGGTTCCAGATGGTCGCACGCTGGTCGGGCCCGTATCGTGGAGTGAATATCAGCCCGTCGAGGGTCTCCATCTTGATGCATGTCCAGTCGTCGTTCTCCGAGCCGTCGAAGCCCGCGCATACGCGCGTGCCTTTTGGCGGGTTCGGCAACCAGAGTTCATGCGTCGGCATAGCAGCTCTCCCACAGTCCGTCTTCGAGCCATGCGCCGCCGCCCTGCACCAGACGGTTCCCGAAGAACCGTTCCGCTTGGGTAGGGTCGGTCTTCATCAGCGCCTTGGCTTCCGATTCGATGGAATTCAGGTCGACCCACGGGGAGCCGCGATACACGTATTCGAGCATCTTCAAGCGTTCGGATTTCAGATTGAAGTCCAACGGCCGACCGTCGCGGTGACGCAATGATTTCGCGAGATCGGGGTTCCGGTAGAACACGAACACGTCGTCCTCGGCGTTCTCGAACACCTGCTGCGCGTAACTGTCCTCGCCCGGATCCCATGCGTTCGTCCACGCATGCGTGCGGCCGCCCATGCCGGCGGCTCCTCGGCGTTGCGTGGTGGCGACCGCTATCATGCCGTTCGATTTCGTGTACAGGCCGGCCTCGTCCTGTTCGGCGTCCGTGATCGGATTGCCCAGACGGGATTTCGCCGAGGCGGTGACCACGTCGATGCGATCCAAGTCCAAGGCGTCGGCCTCGCCCTCGCGCCCCGGCTGCAATATGCGGATGAAGGTGTCCCTCACGCGCATGAGCTCCTTGAGCGGGCCCAGCAGGATCGTCGCCACGAGAGGACGGTAGATGTTGCGTACCTGCTCCTCGGAATTTGCCGTCAACTGGATGAGCGGCGACGGATGCCGACGGCCTTTCGGCTCGCCAGGATTGTACGGCCACTCCCAGCCGCACGGACAACCGTTGTCAGCGCAACGGTACACGTCGCCTTCTCGCGCCCAGCCATCGAAGATGGTGGGCCCGCAGCCCTCGGCGGCGGTGAAGAACGCCGTGCATGGCCCCTTGCCCCATTTCTGCGGTCCGACGGTCAGCGTCATGCGGTATTCGAATGCCTGGTTGAGCACCATCGGGTTGTCGACGGTGACTTCCTCGGGCGGCACATATGGGGCGTCCTCGCGGATGCGCCAACGGTTCGCCGCCAGCCAGTACTGCCAGTCGGACAGCACCACCGGACGGCCTCGCAACGGGCCGTCAGGCTGCCGGCAGTGACGTTCGATCCATGCGCACACCAGATGCCCCAACGTGGGGAAGTCGATGAGCCATGAATCCTCGTCAGCCATTGCCGCTCATCCGACGCTGGTACACATGCCTCGTCTCGTCCATGGGAGAGCGTTCGGCGGCTGATTCCCGGTTCAGCTCCTTGGCCCTGCGGCGCGTGAACTCCGAATCGACTGGCTTCCGCTCGGCCTCCGCCTCGATTTTCCAGCCTAACGCCTGCAATCCGGCGGCGCTCATGCCGACGCGGTCGGAGATGCGCAGCAGCACGGTCAACGCCGTGGGTGCCGGCGCGATCTCGCATGCGGTGGAAAGCCGCGCGTACAACGCCAGTTCGTGAATCATCCACTTGAACTGGGGCAGATGCCAGGCGCGTGCCTGAGGCAGCTTCCACAGCCATCCCCACTTCTCCGCCTCAAGTTCGCGGACGCGCTCGTCATCGGCGGGCTCCAAGGGCCATTCCGGCGGCTTCATCCGGCACTCGGTGTTCGGCAGGCTCTGCAATGTGTATCCGAGTCTGCGGCTCTTCTCGCTGTTCGGGTCCTTGGCCGGCCCGGAGCGTACTCGTTTGCCTCCACTTGGCATGATGTTCACCTCTCGTCATGGCCTTGCGCCCTAGCGACAGATCGACGGGACCGCCATCGCGGCGGCCCGCCAGTGATGTTTGAACCCTGCGCACCCGTCAGACAGCTCACCGGCGGTTCAGGCAGGGGTGGTCGATACCCCACCCCCCCCCTGGGTGTTGCCGGTCGTTTTTTTTACTGTTTGGTATTGAAGCCTGCTGGTCTTGTTCTGCCGGTTTTCACGTCGTGGCATTGTTTGCACAATCCTCGTCCGAACTTCGGGTCGTTCGGATTGAGTCGCATGTCTATGAGTTCGATTCGCTCGTATGGATAATGATCCGCGATTGTGCTTGGTTTTCCGCAGAGCCCCTTGTGTTTGCCGCAGCCTCCGTGCTCGGGGTCGCCGGGGCATGTGCAGTATGGGTCTCGTGCGAGCACCTGCCTGCGAAACGATTGATGTCCCTTGGTGTTGTATGGGTTGCGTCCACGGGTACGGGTGCGGTCCCGTTGGGCTCGGGTGCAGGCGTCGCATTTGCGTGCCGGTGTCTCGATGAGGTTCGGACATCCGGGTGTCGAGCAGACTCGCCAGCTCATGTGTGCCTCGCAGTCATTGTGTCCGTTGGCGTGTCTTGGTGTCCTCGGCTTGCATATCTATAGTTATTGTGTTACTATAGATATGTCAGCCAAGGAAAGGAGGTGAACATGGAACAGATCGCGGAGCTGCTCAAGGCCATCGGGGAGTTCCTCTCCGGATTGGGTGCGGCACTCGCACCCATCGCCGCCGTGGCCGTCGCATTGATTGCGAAGAGCAAGCCGCGAAAGCCGCTGAACAGACGGCGCAAGCGGTAACAAGAGCCGTGGATTCCGGATAATCGTACTATCCAGAGCCACGGCTCCACTCCCAACTATTCCATGGAACATCATGAACGGCAAGATAGGAATCATCGCACTCATGTTCGGAGTCGTCAGCCTCGCGCTGGCCATCGCATCCCAGAGCGTACCGGCAGGTGTGTTCGGAATGTGCTCGGGCGTGCTGGGTTATCTGGCAGGAAGGGCAAGCAATGGCGACTGAATATCTCGGCGTCAAACAGGTCGCAGAACGCCTTGGCATCACCAGTGGCGGCTTGCTCAACCTCAAGCTCCCTGAGCCCGACGCCACGATAGGGCGCACGCGCGGCTGGTTGCCTGAGACCATCGATGAATGGAACGCTCAACGTCCGGGACGTGGTGTCGGAGGGGGGAGACCACGCAAAAACAAAGCATAGATACGCGAAAACCCAGCCACATGAGCTGGGTTTTTCGATACTAATCCACTGACATTATGCGGTCACAGTCAGCTCTTTGTCAAGTCCGCCACTGATGACGAGCCGGTAGACGCTGCTGTATGAAATGCCTTGGGGCGTGACATCAAGCTTGCCTCGGGATTTCCACACGGTGAGCGTATGCCTTTTGACGGTGATTCCCGCGTCCGTGAACACCTTGGCTATCTCAGCCGCAGACCCGCGCCTGGAATCATCCCAACACAACGTCTTGAGCCTACGCAGTTTAACCGTCTGCGCTCGCTGTTCCCTCCCGCAGACCGGGCATGTCACCCACTGGTCTGCTGCCCCAGCGGTGAGCATGGTCTCGCATAGTTCGCAGGTTCCTATCTCGCGGCGTTGCTCCGGCGGGTCCAGCGCAGCATCGACTTTGCGTGCGATGCCGTCAACGACGTGCATGTAGAAGCCCGCGTCCGCGAACGTGGCGAGCCTGGGGTGGCCTGCGCATGCGATGAGCGTGGCCTTCAGATCCTCGTTGCGTTTGTCTTTGCGCCAGTCCAGGGCGTCGATGCCGTCGAGGCAGCGCCATAGTTCGCGGACTGAGGCGTCGAGCATGTCGATCAGGTCGAGCACGTCGAGCCTGATTGGCGTCGGGGGAGTGGCCGTCTGGATTCTGACCGGCGAATGCCCTCCCGGATGCAGTGTCGCGTCCAATGAGTCGTGCAGTGGCGTGATGTCTCGCGCGAGTCGCAGGAGCGTGCCGGCGAAACGCAGCTCGCATGCCTCGCACAGCGCGTACCCGTTTTCGATTATGGTGTTGCAGTTCTGGCAGTTCACGAAATCCCTCCACATCGGCTAAACTGGTTGCTTGCTGACATGCCCTCCGCCTCGTGTGGAGGGTTTCGTTTTTTTATCTGGTATTTCAGTTCATTCCTCGAACAGCGGCGGTTCAATGAACTCGACCTTGCATGGCGGTTTCGGCCGACCGTCACCCTCGCGGATGATCGCGCGCACCTCCTCCAACGGCAGGCCCAATTGACGGGCCGTATCCGTCGCGCCGTAGCCGCGCCCATGCCATGCGAGCACCTTGTCGCGTATCGCCTAACTCGTCACTTCGCAACACCTCCCGCATGCGGATCAATCAAATCGCATGACATGGCATCGACGCGCTCGCCGGTTCGAGCCTCGATGCACAGGCGGCGAACATCGCCCGTGGTCTCCACCTGCTGCACGATACGCTGGCTGGGACCGGTGTCCATAGCGGCGTACGCGGCCAGGCCGATGGCGGATACGATGGCGAGCGCCAGTATCGCGATGATGATGGTGAACAGGAGTCCGATGGTGGATTCCACCGACCAGTTTCCGCGCATCCTCGGGTGCCTCCGGCGAGCGCGCTAATGTAAAAACCGGTGGTGGTTAATGTAGTTCTGTGGTGGACTAATGTAGTTTTTTGCATGGTCTTATTTCCTTGAGTACGTTGATGGAGCGGAAGAGTTCGGTGTTGAGTGTTGGGTTTCCGTTGGCGTCCGGTTTGATGACGGTGGCGAGATTGTCGGCGTCGGTGAGTGTCCACCGGCCGTTCTGTGTGAAGCAGGAGAGATAGCCGTCCAGTGTTTGGCCTCTCCTCGTGAGTCCGATGAACCGGTGCAGGTCAAGCTCTCCCGGCGTGGAATGCCGCCAGTCGATGCTTTCGCTCACGTTCATTCCTCCGGCTCCTGTGATTCGTTGTAGAAGTCTTTGGGAGTGATGGTCACGCTGATCTGGCATCCGGCGGCGAGCGCCGCGCTGATGATGTCGGTGAGGTTCGTGTTCTCGTTCATTCTGCTGTTCCTTTTTTCTGGATTGTTGTGATGATTGTGCGCACCCGGTTGCGGTAGATGGCTTTGTTGCCGTCCGGTAGTCTGTTCCAGTCTGAGTCGAGGAGCAGGCCGGAACTGTTGCAGTCCGAGTAGTAGAGCTGTTCGGCGGCGGCTTCCACCTCCAAGCCGGTGGGCTCCCGTTCCGCACCGGTCATGTACGCCTCCTGCAAGTCGTCACTGGTGTAGACCTGGGCCAACGTGTCGTGCACGTCGTCCACCGTGCAGTTGGGGTAGCGGAAGCACGCTTCCTTGCTGATGATGCTCATGATTCCTCCTCGGTTTTCATCGTGTTGACGGCGGCGAGCGCTTTCTTGGCCGCGTGCAGCCATGCTTGTTTTGAGTGCTCGCTGACTGCGTCCCAGTTGGTGATGCCGGGTGTTCCCTCGAAGAATCCTCGGGCGCAGGTCTCGATTTCTTCGTCTGTCGGCTCATTCGAGTTGAGATGGGTTTCTATGCTGATGGCCAGAGTGAGCGCTGCGTCATAGCCCGCCTGATATCCGATGACGAACGATTCGGCCGCCGACTCGTTGCCCAGTCCCGCGTCGGCGAGCGCCGTCAATGCCTGTTGGGTGAGGTCAATCGGTTCGGCCATGATTTGCCTTTCTGTGTTGGCGTTCCTGCCTCCACACTGAGTGGTGCGAGAAGAACATTCCGAGCGTGTTTATCGGATCCCAGAATTCGGTTGGCGGGTCGTACCGCCACCATTGACCGCAAATCGGGCAACGGTAGTAGCAGCCGGGCCCGCGTGGAGTACATCTCTGGCTCATACGGTCTCCTTGGGGTTCATGAGGGTGAGGTAGTGCCGGTATTCCGCGATGTCCCTGTCCAGGCAGTCGTGGACCCGGTGCGTGGGCTTGGCCCTGTGCGTGTAGGGGTCTCGGCCAAGCGCCTTGGCCGCGAGCCTCAGCGTGGTCACGTCCAAGGCCCGGTAGGAGAGCAGGTCGTTGACGCGTTCCACGGGTTCGCAGAATCTGAGGATCATGGGCAGGTCGAAGCGTTGGATGTTCGTGCCTGCGGGGTGCAGCGTGTACATGCCGCTCATGTCCTTGACGAATCTCACGGTTTCCAGTGCGATTGCCTCTGGCGAGCAGTGGGCGGGGTCGCTGGTCTCGCATTGGGCGAGCAGCCCGTTGTTCAGATGCAGGTCGAGGGCGGGCAGTTGCGCGGAGAGCATGGTCTCCCGGCTGATGTGGACGACCGCTTCGAGGCGTGCGTGCTCGCGCATCGCGTCCATGCTGGTGCAGCGCAGGCCGATCTCCAGTATCGAACACTTGTTCGTATCCAATCCGGTGGTCTCCACGTCCATCCACAGCAGGGCATCGGGTTTCTCGGGGCTCATAGTTCCTCCCCGTGGTCGGCGAGCGCATCCTGTATGGCCTCGCGGATGATCCGGTGTTCCGCGAGGGTGAAGCCTTGCGGGATGATGATGGTGCGGGTGCCCACCGGGGTGTCTGGCGGGATGAGCATGGTCACGCTGGTGCCGTCCTCGCGGGTGAAGTCCACGTTGTCGATTTCGCCGGTCACGCAGGCCGTGTTGGTGGTGTTGGTCATGGTTGTTCCTTTCGGTTGATGGTGGGATGTTCGGGCATGCCCTCGGGTGGCGGGCAGTGCGTCCATTGGCCGTCGGCGTCGAGCAGCATCCAGCCGCGCCGGCAGCTGTACACGGGCACCGTGCTGGGTGCCGGGTCGTAGCTTCTGAGCAGGTATCCCAACGCCCTGGCCTCGATGGGATGCCGGTGAATCCACCCATGGCATCCGGTCGAGTTGTCCATGCCGCACACGGTGACGATGTTCGACGCCGCGTGTCGTTCGGGGTCTCCGTACGTCTGGCTGCGGCGTTTCCTGTGGTGATGGCTGCTGCCGGGCCATTCGCCGCCGCGCAGGTATCGGTCGCAGACGATGCACCGGTTGTTTTCGCGGCCCTCCACGAGGCGCAGGGTCGCGGCTGTGGGTTGGTCGCTCATGCTTGATGCCTTTCGTTGATTTCCGTCACGAGCCGTTGCGCCACGGTTTCCGGCTCTTCGCCGGTTTTGACGTGGGCCCAGAACGTCTGTTCGACGCTGTCCGTCCACGAGCCTTCGGGGACTTGGCTGATGGCGTGCTGTTGGAGCCATTGGCGGGTGACGCCGCCCCATTCGGTGCGTTTCGGCACGCTTTGGAGCCATTGCGTGTATTGCCGGTTTTCGAGCCATTTGCGCATCGACGGCACGAACCGGTCGCCGTCCTGGCGCACGGTCTGGGCGTAGCGGATGACGGCGCCGAGCAGCTGGCTCGGCTCGGCCTGGGGCATGGTCGGGTCGCTGCCGCTGGTGACGGCCTGCCACAGGTTTTGGGCTTGGTCGCGGCTGCCGGTATGGCTCGGGTACCGGTCCCAGGCGAACGCGAACGGGTCGGCCTCGGCCAAGGCCTCGGCTTCGGCGAGGCTGGACACCGGCCTGGCGTGGCCGGATTCGGCCACGGCTTGGCTCGGCTCGGCCGGCTCCGGCTCGGCGTTCGGTGCGGAGGGGGCTACAGGGGAGGTAAGGCTAGGTATGGTTAGGTTAGGACCGGTTGCTTCGTTTGCTTCGAAGCAATTGCTTCGTTTTGCTTCGGACGTTTGCTTCGGTTTTGCTTCGGACGTTTGCTTCGGTTTTGCTTCACCGTTTGCTTCGTCTTTTGCTTCATGGTTTGCTTCGGTCTTGCTTCGCGGTTTGCTTGAAGCACTTGCTTCGTTTTGCTTCGAAGCATTTGCTTCGCGTTTGCTTCGCCGAGACTCGCCCGAAGCGACGCCGCCGGCATGCCCGGCCTTGGCTCTTTTCTCCTTGAGTTCGCTGCCGGAAGTGCCGCCGAATTTCATCAGGGTGTCGGCCTCGACCACCATCCACCGGCCGGCGGCGAGCGCCGGTTCGAGCATTCCCGCGGCCTCCAGTTCCGTCACCTGCCGTGCGTTGCCTTTCAGCGAGCGCACGACCGTGAGGTCGAATGCGCCGTCGAATGCGGGAAATCGCAGCTGGTACGCGGTGTGCACGCAGAGTCTGACCCATAGGCCCAACGCGGCGTTTGATACCGTGCCGGGCATGGTCTGCGGGCTGAAGTTGAGCCCGTCGTCTATCTGGGTCCATGTCATGGCTCACTCCGCCTCGTCGTCTTCGGGCAGGAAACACCCGTTGAGTGCCTTGTTTTCCTCGTCGCTGGTGGGGTATCCGAGGTCTGCGAGCGTGTGGTAGTAGGCTTGGGCGATGGTGATGTCGCACTCGTCGGCCCATGTGCCGGGTTTGATGAGTGCTTCGATCTGGGCGCACAGGATGAGCAGGAGTTCCCTGTTCGAGGCTCCCTCGACGTGCTGGCGGCGGTGCAGTTCCGCGAGGTTCGTTTCGCGCCACAGTCCCCTATCGCTCGTGTCGTCGCATGGCAGCGGCGTGGCGGCGAGCAGGTTGTATGCGTCGAGCACGTGGTCGAGGTTGTTCCATCCGGCCCCTGCGATCAGGCCGTCGCATAGGTTGGTCCCGGTCAGGGCGAGCAGGCTCAGACGGGTGTTGGCCTTGCGCAACTGGCCGCCGTTGAATCCGGCGGCGTGCTTCCTGATCCAGTCCGTGCGCAGCGTGTACACCAGCCTGTCGAATTCCTTGCGGGCGGCCAGCGCCTCCTGGAATGCCGCCTGCTCCCGTTCCCTCCGCTCGCTCTTGGCGTCACGTTCGGCGATCTCCTCAGGCGACAATTGCGGGAAGCACAATACGGTGCGCTCGGAGAATCGGATCACCGGCCCGCCGTACGGGTTCTTCTCGCGCCACTGCCCATACCATTGCTTGAACTCGTCGGGCTCGCCGCTCCACGTGTTGAAATACCGGTAGCCCGCCGGAGTCGTCCATATAGACGGCCCGGGATCCACGACCAGGCCCAAGCCGTCAAGCACTTGACGCATACGCTTCTGCCAGTCCTCGACGCGCATACGGCTTCGCAGCTGGCCGCGCTTCCAATCCCAGTTCTTGGTGCCCGCCATCGAGGCCAACTCAGCCATCATGTCGGGATAAGCCTCGAACTCCGCAAGATCATCCAGCTGGGAAAGCGACAGCTGGGCGAACGAATTCGACTTGGCACGCACATCGGCGGGGATACGCGCAATCCTCAAACGGCCACGCACAAACGACTCGCTACGCCCCGTCTTCGAAGCCAGCTCACCCACGTTCGCACCAAGGTCAAGCAAACCCTGATACCCGTCAGCCTCCTCCAACGGCGTCAAATCGGAACGCTGGCAATTCTCCACCAGCATCAACTCACGCTCGGTTTTCACGTCCAACTCACGCACAACACACGGCACGGACTCCAAACCAGCCAACTTGCACGCCGCCAAACGACGATGACCAATCACCACACGGTAACAGCGCTCGCCGTGCTCCTCATGGTCGGGAGTTACCACAAGCGCCTGCTGCAGGCCCTGCTCCCTGATGCTGTCGGCGAGTTCGGTGACATCGCCCACGTCTTTGCGGGGGTTGTCCGGGTTCGGGATGAGGCTCTTTACGTTGATATCGATGATGCTGATAGCCACTGAATCGGGTCACTACTCCTTGATCGATAGATTCTGGTGTACGGGCAGGTGCGGCATGCGCTTCCTGCGCCGGCGCTGACGCTCATGCTCCAATTGCTGGCGTCCGTGCTTGCGTTTTGCCACGGTTCAGCCCTCCTTAATCTCGCCGGTATCCGGATCCACATCCCCACCCGAAGTGGGCAAATCACGCCACGGATCCAACAGACTGCGCTCGATATCCGCCTTCACCACGCGCTCGCGGGCCTCGACCGGATAGTTGATGAGGTCGTTGACCGCGTTGGCGGCGTCGAAGATGTGCTGCGAGAGATCGCAGGCGTCGTACAGGGCGTCGGTGATGGGGTCGATTTCCTTGTATTTTTCGATGTATTCGTCCTTGGTGGCCAGGTCGAGCATCTTGCTGGCCGCGATGCGGAACGCGGCCGCGGCGTCCTTCATGCGTGATGCCTTGGCTGTCAGGGCGAGCAGCATGAGCGGTGTTATTTCGTCGGGTATCAGCGCGTCCTGCACGCCATCGGTCTTTTTCTTTCGTGACATTGAATCTCCTTAGAATTCGGGGTCGGAATCGTTTGATGGGAAATCGTTGGAAGCGCCGAACGCGGCGCCGGGAGAGGCGGGTGCCGGCTGAGCCCACGGATCGCCTTCCGGCATGCCGGGGTTCTGGGCCGGGGAGCCGTTCTGCCAGCCTTGTTGCTGGTTGGCGGGCTTGGCCGGATCCCCATACGTGCTGCCGCCCGAATAGCCGCGCCCGGATTGCACGCGCGTCACCTGCGCGGTCGCGTACCTCAATGAGGGGCCGATCTCATCGATGGTCATGTCGATGACGGTGCGGTTGGTGCCGTCCTGCGCCTGGTAGGAACGCTGCCGCAACCTGCCCGTGGCGATCACGCGCATGCCCTGGGACAGGGACTGCGCGCAATGATTGGCCAGATCACGCCACGCGCTGCAGCGCAGGAACAACGCCTGCCCGTCCTCGTACTGGTTGGCCTGCCGGTTCCAGATTCTCGGTGTGGACGCGATGGTGAACCCGCAGACGACGGCGCCGCTGGCGATGGTGCGCAGCTCGGGGTCGGCGGTCAGGTTGCCGACGATCGTGATGACTGTCTCGCCCGCCATGTTCATACCTCCTTCGAATCGTTCGACGGCTTGCGTTTCCACAGGCACACCGCCGATATCGTGCGCCGGCCACGGTCGACCACCACGTCGCCGAACCGGGGCGGCAATATGGTCAGCGGCCATGCGTCCGCGCGATTCAGATGCTGGATGACCTCGAGCAGGCTGTCCAATAGTTCGCCGGCGCCCATGCGCATGCCCGCGGCGTCGAGCGGCCATTCGAACAGGCTTTCGCCTTCCTCCCGATAGTCGTAATCATCCGGCTGGCTCGTCATCGATGCTCCTTCGCTCACGCGGCGACCGTCTGCTGCTGGAGACCGTTGCGCTCTCCCCATGCGATCACCTCCCTGACCGGGTAGACGACGCGGCGCGTATCGCGTTGGCGGTGCTCGCGTTTGCAGCCGAGTTTCACGAACCTCGGCCCCTCGCCCCGGTATCTCCACACGCCGAGCGTGCCCACGGTGGGAGAGCCCCCGAAATAGGCGCTCACCTTGTCGGCCTTCCAATAGGCGACGCCGTCCCGGACGATGTCGGGCGGAATCATGGCGCTCATGGTGTATCCTTTCTCATGTAGCTGTTTTGCTTCGCCCACGTTGCCGCGTGGGCTTTTTCTTTCCCGCAGGGGGAGTGGACCGTGCCGAATCGAACGGCTTCCCGCCGTTTGCCGCGCGTACATGACACCGCGCGATCTCCGACGGGGGCGAACCTGCCGGCCCCGCACGCCGCACCAGCTGGGGAAGGGTGCGGCACGATGGTGTTAGCGACTGTCCTTGTCGATTGCCGGGGAAGGAAGAACCCCGGCAGGCCTTTATTCATCGGCTCCCGCCTCGCTTGCCACAAGACAGAGCAGACGCAGGGGGACTCCCAGGAACGCGACCAGCGAGCAGACGCCGTTGGCCAACGGGTACCGGCACGCCTCGTGGGTCATCACCCACGCCAGACATGCGGCGAACACGACGCCCCAGAAGACCAGCCGGCGCATGAACCGTTTCGACGGGCCTCCATCCGCCGTGCGGAAACCGCTGGCGTGACGCCCGTAATCCTTGGCGTTCATCGTTTTTCTCTTTTCGTGTGGCCCCTCCGCCGATAGGCTTGGAACTGCGACATTCAAAACACAGCCAGCGGAGGGAAGAATGATTGACTGGGTCAACGTGGCCGGAGCCGCGTTCGGCGGGATTGCCTTGGGAGTGGAGGCGAAACGGTTCCTCGACGAGAGTCGTCATTGGCGGCACGGAAGGTGCGACCTTGTCTCGGCGAAACATGAAACCTTGGTGGAAACCATCGAGAGCAGCGGGAAGAAGACCGTACGCGAGACCAGATATCGCAGGCTCCGTCTCATGAACGTCGGCATAGCGCCGATACGTCTCATCGGCATCCTGTACCGAGGCGTCACCCCTCTCAAGGGCAGTCCCGAACTGTTCGGCGGCCGCGAGCTGCTCTCCCCGGGCGACGAATATTCCTTAGGCGCGATTGACATCGAGGACGATGCATGGATGCTCGTCACGTATAGGGACGGTTCCGACAGGCGTTTCGTGTTCCTGCAGTTCATTGATCTTTCCTCCGATCCGGACGACCCGCTGGACGACCTCGGGCTTATAGGGCTGTGGTGGCGCACAAGACCAAGGACAGTGCACCCAAAAACCTCGGATGACGTTCGGTTGGATCGCGCTCATCCGGCACTGCGGCGAATACGAGCAGGAAGACCGCAATCGCAACGAGAATTACGATGCGTGTTTGACGCGGCCATACATCTAGGAGCCGTAGAAGGGATAACGCTAAGCCCATGGCAGCTGAAACGATATCAATGATCTCGTTTACCGGATCGAAGTCGAAAGCCCCCATCCGATCCAGTTCCATCAAGGCCGCCCGTTCGACATCCTCCGCCGGACAAAACTCGACATCCATCACTCCATCCGTTCCGATGGTCGAAGTGAAGCGCGCTTACGTCGAGCGCGCTCGATCTCACGAAGGTCAAGCTCGTTCTTGATGGACAACCCGATATTCAGAAGGAAAAGCGCGATTATAAGAACCGTCGGACCGTTCATCACGCCACCTCCTTGCCGGCGAGCGCCGGAATGGTTGCGGTGCGGATGGGACGATGGGACGCATGATGCGGTAGATTCATCATGAATGCTCCTATGAGAAAGAAGTCGGTGATGGTCACATGGTTGTGGAATCTGATACAGGGGGATTTCGCGCAGAACCCGACAGCCTGGATGGACTTGGCGATCACGGTTCTGGGAATCGTGCTCTCCCCGGTGGCGTGGTTCACGTCCAAATATCTGGAGGGCAAAGCCGCGAAACGTGAGGCCAAGGATGCGCAGGAGAAGTTCGACGCCCATCTGGCGGTGCTCAAAAGCCAGAGGGACACAGCGGATAACATGGCCAAGGCACTTCGCGCACAGGTCGAACAACTCAAGAATCTTGTGGAAGTGCTCTCCAATGCCGACATAGACGCGGATCCCTGGGGCGATGCCGAATGGATGTCCGGCGACGGGTTCAGGATCAAGAACACCGGCAAGCGGACAGTCGAGGTGCTGTCGGTGCATACGGATGCGCGGGGATTGCCGTTCGACAGCAGACGGCATACGCCATTCCGTTGCCCGCAGGGCGACAGCGTCGAGTATCTGGCTCCTGGCATGGAAAATGGCAGGGCGGTGGGGGTAATCGAATGGCGATTCGAGGGGGACGACAGGCCGCATGTGACCCGTCGCGTGAGTTTCATTCCCGGGAAGCAGCTCATTTCAGACTCCTGATGAATTCCATTGCCTTGGTGTTATCGATTACACGGACCTTTGAATAGGTGACAACGCACTTGTCGTTACCGAACTGGAACGTTGCCGGTTTAGCGGAGATTCCGCCGCGTTCCGATGAAGGCTCCTCATCGAGAAGCGCGTCGAAATCCTTCGCATGTTCCAATGACGGGTGGTAAACGAAGTCATCCATCACGCCACCTCCTTATCAGCGAGCGCGGTAGCGATGGCTTTTGCTGGGTCGCCGCCGGTCTCGTTGAGTACGGCGAGGAACATGCTCAGGCTCATGTCGTTGCGTGGCGCGCCGGTGCGGAACGATTGGATGGTCATTCGGTTGACCGAGGCAGCGCGGGCCACTTGGGTGTCTGGCACGTTGCCGCGGCGTAGCCGGGCGCGCGCCTGTCTGGTGAGTTTGCTGGCGACCTTATCCATGCCGGGTTTGACCGGCAGTGCCGGCTCGCGTCCGATGCCTGCCGCCGATGCCTTGCGTTTGATTGGCTCGCTCATGTGCCTGAGTCTCCTTTCTGCCTTGGGTCTTCTGTCAGAGGTTCTTGAGCTGGTCGAATTCTTCGGGGGTGAGGGTGATGGTCGTGTCGGTGATTCCCATGTCCCCGATTCGGACCTCGACCCGGCCATCGGCCAGTCGCCTGACCTTCAGCGGTCTGCCCGGCTCCTCGTGGTTCTCGATTCGGATTTCCTCACTCATTCTGACCTCCTCTATAGCGCCTGCTCTAACTGATATTCAATATAGCGCCTGCTATATTTTGTAGCAAGTGCTCGGCGTGTCTGCTATAGTTGCATATATGGCAACGAACAAGAGAGAGCGGAATCTCGTAGATGAGGTGGCCGCAAAGGCGATGAATCGGGTAATCGAGCGCGCTGGCATGAATAACTCCGCCGTCGACAGGGCCTCAAAAAGTTCTATCGGCTATAACCGCGTGCGCGATATTCGCAATGGCCTTAAAGCTCCTGTCAGGCTCTCTGAGTTCCTGCTTATCTGTGACGTATGCGGCGCTGACCCCGTGCAGACGGTGAGAGACATACTCGCCGAGGCCAGCCGCATCGAGGCGGAACGCGCCGCCGACGAGATGGCCGACCGCATTGCCGCCAACCCAGAACAGTTCGACGTGGCCGCGAACGACGACCCAAACAAGGAAAACGAAGCCACCACACCCCGCGAATAGAGGCTTTATGGGATATGAGGATCTACTCGCCGAAGCGTTGAGACTCGGCGTCAAAGTCCGGGAACGAGAACTATCGCCCGGACGCTGCGGCTGCTACTACGAACCCACGCGACTCATCATCATCGACGAGACGCTCCCAGACTTCGCCCGACGTTGCACGCTCGCCCACGAGCTTGCTCACGCTAGGCACCACGATCGAGGCTGCGACCCGAACGGGTCAAAAGCCGAGAGACGAGCCAGACGCGAAACCGTGCTCCGACTCATCAACCCGACCGAATACGCAATCGCCGAACAAATGTACGAGGGAGACAGTTTCCTCATCGCACAGGCGCTCGACGTGACCGTACAGGTCGTGGAAGATTACAAAGAACTGCTGCATAACGGAGCTGTTGCGCAGGGAAAGGATAAGACATGCACGGAAAGAAAGTAACCGCAGTTGTAGCATTGCTATTAATGTTCGGATTCCTCACTGCCTGTGGCGTGAGTAAGGAATCGACAGCCGCCGACAAAGCTGAAACCCAGTCGGAAGCCGAAGATGCCATTAAAGGGACCAATTCTGAAGACGGTCAGGAACCATTGATTGATAATGGCCTGCACGGCGAATGTTCCGGCTCTGATCCAAGACTCCAATCGGTGAAGGTCAACACCAACTCATACAAAATTCAAGTTGAAATACCGAACAACAATCTGATACAAACGAGCGACTTCTACGGTTATTTCATCATGTTCACAAATGATGCTGGAGAATCATGGCAGGCAGGCTTCAAAAACATAGTCAACTCCCATGAAACCTCTGTGGGCGTGTTCGACATGGAAACAAGCAAGCAGAATAATCTCGGAACCTGGAATGATTTGGTGACGCTTCAGGACGGCACCTTCTACGCGTTGCTTCCCAACCAGGATATTCGCGGCACCGGCATCAAGTGGAACGCGACGCTATCCATCGATGGCCGGGATGTGGCGACATGTCCCGCTGATGGAAGCGATACAACTTTGGAATAAAAGAATAGAGGCCGGGACATACCGTGCTAATTCGCAGGTGCCTTCTCAGTGCTATTGGGAAATCACAGTCAACAATGGAGCCGACATAGTACAGAACGACATTCCAGGCGGTGGCTACCCACAAGTGACTGTCTCGGATGGCCAACAGCTCAAACTTCAGGACTGCGGAACGTGGTCTAGGCAATAGCGAGAAAGAAGAAGACAATGACCGAGTCAACCCCCATGCAGGCACAGCAGCCACCAACACCGCAGGGCACGCAGCCCGCAACCATGCCGCTTACACCACAGCCGACGCCGAAGAAGAAGCTCCCGATACCGGCCCTCATCGCCATCGCCGCAGCCATAGGACTGGTCGTCGGCCTTGCCGGCGGACTCGGAGGCATGTACCTGTACGCCACGCCCATCATCAACCAGCAGAAGTCGGACATCCAAGACCTCAATACATCATTGGACTCCGTCAAAGCGCAGCTAGCCGACGCGAACGAAAAACTCAACCCCCAGGAAGATCCCAACGACACGGGATCCAACACCGACGCTTCGGGCACGGGGGAGACCGCCGTCAGCGGCGGCGTCGAAATGAAGGTCCTAGAAGCCGGCGAACAGCCCACCATCAGCTTCGACACATGCGGCGACGGATGCAGCAACGGCCAATACGGGCCAAAGACACCGGACGCGAACACCAAGTACTGGGTGGCCAAGGTGGAGGTCACGAACAACACCAGCAGTCCGATGGACATCACCTGCAGCTACCCCTATGAGATAGTCGCGTTGAACTCGAAGAACCAGAAATACACGCCCATCAAGAATCTGTATCAGGTCGAAGGCAACCCCGAGTGCAACGCCCAGCTCCAGCCGGGATTGACCAGCACGGTCACCTATCCGTTCCAGGTTCCATTGGACGCGAAGATGGTTGCCATAGCATTCCGCGACGTCGGAGACGTGTATTCCGGCACCGGCGGGGAGGACAACTACTCCTATATAGTCACCGACCCGAATTACGTGGTTAATCGATAGAAAAAGAATTGCCCTGTCGATCTGGAACATCGGCAGGGCGTGTGAAACATCGACCAGCTTGCTTATCAGAAAGGAGGACGCTTCGCCTCCCATCCTACACGGGGCGAAGCCATACCTGAAATGTCAGTTCTTATCGTCCTCGTCAATCATGATGGGGGAGTAGAAGTAGAGTCTGTCCGTGGCGAGCGGTTCGAATTCCTTCGACCAGATGTCGAATTCGGGGTCGTTCTCATCCCGCCCCTCGTTCTCGAAGCCCGCGCCGGAGAAAAGGTGAACGCTGGCCTCGTTCCGGGGGTCGATCTGTGTAAGCACGTACGGGGTGCGCCCGTGTCTGGCGGCGTCGTTCGCCATCCATCGCAGCGCGCAGTCCAACAGTATCGCACCGAGATGCCGGCCGCGTTCGCTCAACGCGGTGGCGATGAACGATATCGCGTAACCACTGGATTCCGGGGCGGCGGGGTCGTATCCGAACTCGCAGAAGCCGACGATGGGAGCGTTCGGGGTTTCCCCGTACTGGAGAACCATCCGGTACATCCCCGGCTCGTCCTTGACGCGGAGTCCGCGGATATAGCGCTGCACGTCCATCGCGTACTCCGGGCCGTTCGGCTCGCAGCAGACGAAGCGGCGCAATGCGAGCTGGTCGCCGGAGTCGCACAGGCGACTAGTGACGATCGCTATTCTCAATCTTCTGCGCCTTCTTCGCGAGTCGTGCCGGACGGTTCATCATCGCGCGGTGCAGTCGCATCCATTTCTCGTCCACGGCGTTGCGTGGCTTGCCGTCCTCGGGCGGCGCGTACGCCGGTATTGGCTTCACGCCGGTATCCGTCATGGTCATGGCCGCCTCCTTTCGATTTTGGCGTAAGGGGATAGCCTACGTGTTTCCCTTCCCTTTGTCAAATCCCATTAAAACACATCAAAACCGGTTAAAACACGTTAAAACCGGAAAAACCGTACAAGTGAGTGAAAATCATGGCGAACATCACCAGATACAGGACGGCCAAAGGCGAAAACAGGTATCGAGTCCGCTACCGGAAACCGGATGGCACGCAGACCGACAAGAGGGGCTTCCGCCGTAAAATCGACGCCGAAAACTGGGCGGCAGAACACGTCACCATCGCCAAGGCAACCAACAGCTACGTGGATCCGGAAGGCGGCAAACGGCTCGTCGGAGACCTGTATGAGCAGTGGCTGAAGGAAAAATGGCCGTTTTGGAAGGAAACCACGCGGGTCAACGCCACGGAAGCATGGCGACTCTACTGCGAGGAGCGTTGGGCCGATCGTCGGATCGGCACCATCACCCGCGCCGAGGTCCAGGCGTGGATCAGCGACATCATCGCGAGCGCCGGCGCTTCATCCGTAAGCCGTCCATACCAGACCATGCTCGGCATCTGCCGCATGGCCGTCCGGGACAGGCTCATACTCGACAACCCCTGTGAAAACGTCGAACTCCCCAAACCGCCGAGGCGCAAGAGCCGCCGCGTGTACCTGCCCATATCCCGTCTGCTCGCATTCGCCGACGAATGCGCCAGAGGAAAGCATCTGGGAGCGGAGCGGCGGGCGCTCGTGCTGACGTTGGGGTTCTGCGGGTTGCGTTGGGGCGAGGCGGCGGCGTTAAAAGCCCACGATCTGGACTTCGACAGGGGAGTGCTGCATGTGGGCGGCAACCTCGTGTACGTCGGGGCAAGATGGGTCGAGGGCACTCCGAAGAACAGCGAGGAACGCGACGTGCCCATGCCTCTCATCGTCATGGAAGCGCTGAAACCGATATGCGGGGAACGCGAGCCGGACGAAAGGGTGTTTCGTGATCTGCGGGGCGGCCCGATCATGAAGCAGAGCACGGCGAAGACGACCGGCTGGTGGTATCACGCGCTGGTGCGCCTGGGCTGGCCGAAGGAGGAATGGCCCACGCCTCATGACCTGCGGCACACCGCCGCCTCGCTGGCCGTGCACGCGGGCGCGAACGTCAAGGCGCTGCAGCGGATGCTGGGCCACAAGAACGCGAGCATGACGTTGGACGTGTACGCGGATCTGTTCGACAGCGACCTGATGGATGTTGCCCGTCTGCTCGATGCCGCCGTGCAGGTGGAGACGGGCGTGGAAGAATGTGGGCAAAATGTGGGCAAAAACGTTTTGGAACATGCTTGA